CTAAGCTTCCAGCGTCTCCGCCGGTGTCGAAAAATCCGTCGTGTCGAAGAAGTGTCGAAAGTCTTTCAGCGGGCCGAGTCTGATCACGTCTTGCAGGAAGTCCGGGGCGAGGTGCGCATACCGCATGGTCATGGTCAGCGACGAGTGCCCGAGTATCTTTTGCAGGGTCAGGATGTTGCCGCCGTTCATCATGAAGTGCGAGGCGAACGTGTGGCGGAGCACGTGCGATTTCTGCCCACGGGGGAGGGCGACGCCGGACATTTTCACGGCGAAGTCGAAGCTGTCGCGGCAGTTGGAGAACTTGCCGTAGCGGCGCAGGTGCGAGTGCAGGCGTCGTTCCAGTTCTGGAGGTATCGGGACCGAGCGACGACGCTTTGACTTCGTGTTAACGAATTGCACCGCTCCATCCCGGACCCGATCTAGGGTCAGCCCTTGAGCTTCACCCCAGCGGCAACCGGTAGCCAGACAGACCAGGGCGACGGGTTCCACATGAGGCGTCTTGCAATGTTCCCGGAGGGCACGGAACAGCGTTTCTATCTGCTGGCGGGTCAGGTAGGTCAACTCACGATCTTGCAGCTTGATCGCCTTCACCTTGGCCAGCGGGTCTGGATAGTCGATTTCACCCAACTGGTGCAGTTCGTTGAACAGCGACCGCAGGTAGCCCAGTTCGTTGTTCAAGGTCTTGCCGCTGATGCCTGACGCAAGGCGTCTGGCCCGATACTCGGTGAAGATGTTCCCGGTTACCGCCGAGCCTATGGGGTCGCCCATGCGCTCCGCCATCTTGCGCAACACCAGGGAACGACGGTCAGCGTCCGTCAGGGCGTGGCCGTGAAGCAACGTCCAACGGGTCACCAATTCAGACAGGCGTCGACGGTCCTTCGGCCTTGGTGTCCAGGCCGGGTTTTCAATGGTCCTTTGCCGCACGGTGGCTTCGAACCGCTGGGCTTCGCCCTTGGTCTTGAAACGCTTCCTGAAGCGCTTGCCCTTGATCGGTTCAACGTCGGCCAGCCAGCGGCCATCCTCAAGCTTGGTGATCGCCATCAGATCGCGTATCCCCGCCGCAGATACCGATCACACATCAGCTTGTGGATATGCCTTTCCAGATCGCGACGAGTCCAACCCTTGGCCAGGTAGTGGTCTTCGATGACGTGCCAGAACTCCAATTTGCGGGCGGATTCAATGGCCTTTTTTGCCGGGATACGCTCCCGCGCGATCAGGCTCACGAACTGGCCGAGGAACATCTCGCAGTTACGCCCACTGAAGCCCTTGGCGGTCTTGTAATAGCGCCGATATTCAGCGCGCTCGATCAGCGGATCGCACTCGACTTGGACGCGGGCGTCCTGGCTAATCAGGCTCCAGAACGGATCGTAGACCGCCGTCCGGCTCAGCAGCTTGAAGCTTTCGCAGGCGTAGTTCCACAGCCCTTGCAGGTGCGGGCAGAGGCCCTCATAGGTACGGCAGCCGATGACCTCTCCGGAGGCCATACGCGAGCCTTCGGAGAACTGCTGGACGATGGAGTGGTGGAAACGGAATTCGAGCCGCCACACCGTCTCCAGGGGGTTATAGGCCGGGTCGCCATCGCCGAACGGATCGCCGTTCAGGGACGCCCACACGCTTTCCCAGTAGTCGAGCTTGTCGGTAGCCCGAGCCTGGAGGGTCTTGTTGTAGATCGACAGTTGCAGGCCGTTGGCCGAGCCGAACATGTACGTCTCGCCACGCCCGTAGACCGAGGCGTTGCCGTCGAACTCGATACGCTCGATCCCGCTGATTTGCCGTACCCGGCGCGAGCGGCAATGCATGCGGTCCACCAGATCGCGAGGCGGTTTCCAGCCTTGCACGTCCAGGGCGATATGCACGGCGGCTTGGTTGGTCTCGCAGTGGCTCAGCACCGCAGCGGCCAAGTCATCCAGCACGCCCTGGAGGATATGCGGGTCGGCGCCGTCGAGGGCGTGAGGCGATACCTCGATCTTGAGGTGCGAGCCGAGGGTATCGACCTTGATATTGTGATTCTTGATCAGCAGGATCAGCCCCAATTCGGCGTTCTGCAGGCGGTATTGATACCCGGAGTCGCGACCGATACGCCCCTTGGACCATTCGTAGCCGGCGAACTCGACCACATCCACCGAGAGGTCAAACAGCGCCATGACTTCCGGGCGCAACTTGCCGTTGTACAACTGCCGCACCGTATCCACGCCGCACCGCAGAATGCGTACGCCTGACAGGTCGGTGAACGCCCCCGTCATGGAATCAACGAAGAGCCGTCCCTTGGGGGAGTCCAGCAGTTGCCCGTCGGGTTGCAGCAGGAGGCGGTTTTGATGGATCACTTTCTTCATAGTTTCACCTAACAATGTCCATTAATGTCCAAATCACGGGGTACTTATCCGACGTGTTACAGGGGCGTCAGCCGGCCCCGCCGTGGCGCTTGCTCACTCCGAGACGAGCCGTTCGCGCGCGCCCCGGCCAGGCCGGCTACAGCGGCCATACCGGCCCCGTCGGCGTCACCGCCACCGCGAAGAAAAAGCCCGCCAGATAGGCCAGGAACGCCAGCCCCAGAGCCGCGAAATAGCTTGTCCAGTTCATCGGCTCCCCCTCAGTTGATCGAGCGCGGCAAGCGGCTGGTGTCAGGAACCACCGTCACCCGCACGGCGGCGCTGTTCGCGGCGGCGGGCGGCACGCTCGGCGCGGCGGCCTGAGCCGGCGGCGCATTGCCCAAAGCACTACGCCCGGCGCAGGCGGCATAGCCGGACCAACCGCCCTTGAAGCTCAGTTCCGCAGCGCAGTTGCCCCGCGGCACCACGGCATAGCCGGTGTCGGTCAGGTCGCGATCGGTGAGAGTGAATTCGCTGCCGTCCTGGCCCCGGACGGCGAACAGATAGGTGCGGCGCCCGGAGGCGGACAGCAGGGTCGCCTTGACGATGAAGTCGCGGCCGGCGAAGGGATGCCCTACAGGAGCAGCGCCCGGAACGCCTGGGTGCCCAGGTACATCATCAGCAGCATCAGGATCAGCCGCACCAGTAACACGCGCAGCACCCACAGCAGGACCGGCTTGAGCAGGCGCAGCAGTTCCAGCAGCAGACAGCGATACAGGGTCGCCCATGAGCAGACGAGGTCCGCCGTCATAAACCACAGACCCAATAGCAAGGGCCGGAATTGCCATGAATAGAAGAATCTTAGGTTGTCTAAAAAGGCTCTTGCCGGCGATGGTGTCGGTGACGGAGCCGGTGGCTGTCGATTCATAGAGGGCGAAGGTCTCCTTGCGGATTTTCTTGATCTCGACGATCACGTCGCGGGCCGGCGGTTTGTTGTCCTGCGCCGAGTGCTGGCTTTCCTTGTAGCGGCCCCGAATGCCGATGACGGCGAGGTTGGAGTGCAGATAGGCCTTTTCCGCCGTCATGCGGATGTCGTCGCGGATATAGGCGATGTTCGGCGTGGTGAGGATGATGTCCCAGTTGAAATGCCGGTGCCGGGTCCAGGCATCCAGCCAGCCCATGGGCCGCCCGGCTGCCTTGGCCGCTTCCGGGCCGTCCGGAAAGTCGAAGCGCTTGAGGTCGGCTTCGCGCCAGGACTTCAGAAAGATCAGTTGGGTTTCGTCGAAGATGATGAACGCGCCACGCGGCGCCCACATGAACCAGGTGCGCATCTTCTCCATGTCATCCAGGTCCTCGAGGTCGAGGTTGATGACGTCGCAGCTGGAAGGCGTCTCCGGCATCACCTGGAAGATCCGTTCGCGGGTCAGGCCGCGCACGTTGGTGATGATGACGCGGCCCTTCTTGATCGCGGGGATCAGGTCATCTTGGATCGCGCCGGAGGTCTTGTAGGAGCCGTTCGGGCCGTGATGAATCTTGATCGCCATGTCACTTACCTATGAAGGGGATGAAGGACATGGAGAAGCGCGTGCCGATGGCGGCGAAGATCATGTTCACCGCGTCCGGCAGGCCGAAGAACGCCAGCAGCGAGCGCAGGTCGCCGTCCAGGGACGAGTAATAGGACGTGATGGTCGAGCCGATACCGATGCCGCCGACGACTTCGCGGAACGCCTTGTAGCCGATTTCCGCGACGAACAATTGCATCTCGAACCAGCCCTTGATGGCCATCTTGGTCAGCAGGACAAAGGCGTCGGTGACGAAGTCATAGACGCCACTGTAGAGGAAGTCCCAGAGGGATTGCATCCAGGCGAGAATGTCGGAGAGAAAGGGAATGTCCATGGCGTTTCCTCAGGAGCGATAGAAAACGATCCATCCGGCCAGCATCGCGGCGATGAACAGCACCACGTAGCGGATGACGGAGAGTTCTTGGGCGTACTGGGTGAGGCAGACGTCGTAGCGCTGGCCGAGGGCGGTAAAGTCCCAACACGGCAGGGAGCCGCCGCCGGTGCCCAGGTGAATATCGAACTTGGAAGCGAGGACGCTTTCGAACTTGCCTTGCAGTTCCTGGAAGTCCTTTTGCGCCTTGGCGATGGCGTCGTCGTATTCCTTGATGGTCTTGTCGAAGGAGCCTTGCTTCGGCTCTTTCAGGCCTCCCCCGCCGGAGCCGTCGCCGCCATCGCCACCGGTCCCGCCGCTGGAGCCGGACCCGTCGCCATCGCCGCCGCTACTGCCGTCACCGCCGGGCGTGCTGCCGCAGTCACTGCCAACATGGCCCTGACAGGGGTTGTTACCGCCACCGCCCCCACCGCCGCCGCCACCACTGGAGCCGTCATCGCCACCGCCGTTACCGGGCTTGGTGCCGCCATCGCTTCCACCGTCGCCGCCGGGCGGGTTGCTGCCGCCATCGCCCCCGGTGCCGCCGTCCCCACCCGGAGGCGGACCGTCCCCCGGACCCACGTCGCAGCCGAAGGCACAGGAGCCCTTGGAGGTGAACCAGTTGCCGGTGAACGAGCCGATGACCCGGCAGAAGGTTCCACCCGCTTCGCCCTCAGCGGGGCCGATACAACCATCAATCGAACTGACAGCGATCTCACAACCGAGGTAATTGATGAAGCGGGAAATCGGTGCTTGGTGGCCGCCTTTTTCATAGAGCGAGCCAGCCAGAATCTTGCACTTATTCTCCTTACACTCACCTGTTTCTTTATCGAACTCAGTGCCTTCCGGGCACCTATCGCCTTTCAAATAAACATCAGTAGTAAATATTGCTCGCCCGGTAGATACAGCCCTTGCAACGCAATAAAAAGTTTTGCCAGGGTCATTCGGGGAAGGCTCCATAGCAAAAGACAGACCAGACTTGTCAGAAATGCTACTGAAATAAAGATCACAGCCAGCCGTAGGGGACGAAACTTTCTTATCAAAATAACTCATATACCAGTAATAATATTCGGCATGAGCCGCCGAACCACATAACAATGTGATAATCAACAATATGAACCGAGGCATAAAAAAGGGGCCTTTCGGCCCCTCCTCCTGTCACTGATACTGGCCGATTTTCAATCCCGTCAGCAGCGCGGACGCCATGAATGCGCCCAGCATCAGGGACCAGATCACGTCAGGCCTTGCGCATCGCGCCGATGACCAGGGCGAGGCCGACCAGCACCGCCACGGCGGCGATCACCAGCTTGGCCACGGACCCGCCATCAGTGCTGGCTTGCGCCAGAACCCCCTTGGTGGTTTCGTCGAGCAGCGATTCGGCGAAGGAGACGTTGGCCACGGCCAGGCCGACGGTGGCGATGGAGGCGTTGCGGAACAGGGCTTTCATTTTTTCCATGATTGGAACCTCATTAATTGCGCGCTTTGCGCATGGCGGAAATGATCAAGCCAGCCCCCAAACCAACGGCGAACAGCCCGATGGTCCCGGCGAAGCCGAGGCGGAAGGCCGACGGGTCGAAACCACCCATCAGCAGAGTCAAATAGCCCTCTGCCTCAGGCGGCAGCAGGTAGGTCTGTATCCACTCAAGGTGCGTACAGCCAACCGTGCCGTCCGCGTTCTGGACCCAGGTCTTGCACACTTGAACCGATACAGAGCCTTCCATTCCTACAGTCCTCAAACACCCAGGGAGGCCGCTAGGCCGTCGATCCAGCCCCAGGCGTAGCCGGTGGCCAGACCTACCGCGAACAGCGAGAGATAGCGGAGCATCGCGGCCTCCTACGGCTTACGCCTTGGCGTCCGGGGACTTGTCTTGTTTGTCCTGGCCCTGCGGCTGCTGGGCCGGGCGCGGGGCCTGCACTTGCGGGCGGGCCGGGGCTTGGGCGGTCGGCGCCATCGGCTTGCCACCCACGGCCAGCAGATCCACGAGGACTTGGGTATTGGTGATCCGACCGAAACGGTCTTGGGTCGGGCGGACCACGCTGGCGAACTTGCAGAGCACCGGCTGGCCTTCGAAGACGATGGCGTCCAGCAGGGTCGGCTCGATGTTGTATTCGCTGATCTCGAAGCCCTTGGCGTTGCCACGGGCACCTTCCGGGATCGGGGCGATGGACTGGACCGAGGCGTAGATTTCCCCGGTCTTGGTCGAGGTATAGGTGTCGGTCTTGGTGACCCACAGTTCAACGACGCCGCCTTGGGTTGCAAACATGTTCATCGGTGTTTCTCCTTCAATTCGCCTTTTTCGGCGTGAGTTAGCCCGCCGTTGGAATTTTCGGAGTTATTCCGATCAATCAACGGGGTTGTTTACTTAGGTTTTCTGGCCGTTCTGGAAAGGCCTAGATCAGTGCTTTCAGTTGCATCTCAGCACAGAAAAACACTGTTGAAAATAGGTTTTAAACACTTTTTTAGTTGTTAAAAATTAAAGCCCAACATAGTCCATTAATGTCCATTTCAATATTTAACCTAATTAATTTTTTAAACTTTAAAGCTGGGCGATCCCTTCGGGCCGGGCTCTATTCGCTAGCGAACCAAGCCAACCACGTGCGTTTGTCTCGGCCCATTCGGGTAACGGTCCCTATCGCAACGTCGTCGCCAACGGCCAAGGGGAACCCTTCCCCTTGGAACCCGCAGAGCAACACCAAGGGCTCTGCCCTTGTCATCCCGCTCTTGCCGCCGAGGGCTCGGGAGCGCGGGGCGGAGAAGCTGCCCCACACTCCCCAGCGGAGGCTGTTTCAGGGGGGAGGCGTTCAAGGGTGCGCTGCGCCCGTGCTTCCGTTCGCCGGAACGGTGAAGCTGTTCCGACGAGCCGGGAGCGCGGCCCTTGACCGGATCGGCCACGGTGCGGGCGGCCTGGATCAGGCAGAGCAGGAGCAGCGCTTTCAGGGTCTTAGCGAGCATGGGTCAGCCCTCCAGATGGAATGCTTCGCGCACGGGCACAAAGGGCGTGGGTTTCCCGCTGTCGTACACAACGTGCCAGTACTTCGGCGGACGCCGGGACGGGTCGTGTTTCGCGCAGAAGGAACGGGGACGGCAGAGCCAGCGGCCACCCTCCAGATAGGGCAGCCCAGGGGGCCGGCAGTCCGGACACGGCGACGGGTTGTGCAATGGGATGACCTGCCTTGCGGACCAGCACACAGAGCAGGCGCAGTCCGGGGCGTGGGTTTGACGTAG